CCCGCGGGGGCGTTTTTCACGCCCCGGCCGAACTAAAAACCACCGAAAACCCGCCAAAGCCGCCTTAATAGGCGGTTTTTTTGTGCCTGCGAAATCTCAAAAATAAATTCTTTTAATAATCAAAAATATAGCAAAATATAGCAAAATAAGTATAGCTTTGCTATTGATTTATTATTTAGCTTTGCTATACTTCACCCATCGAAACAAACAACGCCTTGAAGGAAACGAGATGAACGAATTAATCAGCAAAATAAATCGGCTTGGCGCGAGGGAAAAGAATGAGCAAAGCCTTTTATTGAAAGTCGGCGAAATCTGCCGCGACGCAGCAGCGACATTCACCACTAGAAAAAGCGAAAGCATCAGCTACACCGCCTTTACTTTCACAGTGAAGAAAGATGGCTTAAAAGAAAAAGTAATGATTCTCTTGTAAAGAGAACAAACCGCCCGAAAGCTATATCTGCCAAGACGGGGATAGCACAAAGCGATGAAGTATAGCACTTCAAAGTGGGGCAACGGCACGGCGAAACAGTGAATGCTACGGGCGGTTTTCTCAAACGGAAAGGAAACAAAAATGGCATTAGGCAGCAGAGAATCGGACACCCTATTTAACCCGATATCGAACATGACCGAGAAAGAAAAAAGAGCATACCTATCAAAACAAGAACAAGTCAGACAGCGGAATATAAAACTTACTAGAGCGGAAGAAGAAGCCAAGCAGCAGGCAGACGCCGGAAAGATAAAAACCGCCGCACAACTTCTCAAACGCTTCAGACAGCATGAAATTGACGCATCAGAGCTGGATGGCTGCATCAAAAAACTGCTTCAAGGCACGCAAGGCTACTGGTACACCGGAAGCATAAGCAATCCTCATCATATAGCCAGTTTGGCTAATGCCTGATAGCAGCCGCGCCGTTAGTCGGAGAGTGGGCGCGGCGATGGCTTGCCGCTGAATCGGCGTGGGTGGATGACGACCTGAACAAAGCCGTCATGTTCGCCATCCGCGAAGAAGAAGATTTTACCTTTGCCGAAGCTATAGACGGCTTAAACCAATCAAGGAGCAGAAAAATGAAAGAAATCGTAGTAAGAGAAGATATAGAACGCATGAATTTTGAGGCATGGTGCAAAACTCGAAACGATGCCGACCGATTGAATACCTCCGTTGATGATGATGGTGATGTTTACTATGAAGATGTCAGCATCGAGTACGCATGGCAAGGATGGATTGCCCGCGCATATAAAGTGGAAAAAGAAAAGCAACAAAAGGACGGTATTAGGCATGCTGTTTTAAAGGCTGCTGAATCTTCTGGAAAGTCTCCGGAAGATTTGGCGGAAAGTCTGATTAAAGCATTCGAGATTATCGAAAATAATTTATCTATCCAACTAACTAATTGATGACAAAGCGGAAAGATGCTTGCACCACACGGAAACATGACATGAAGATGATGAATGAAGCAGCATTTGCCGTAATCGCGGGGACGGCAATCGCGGTGGCGACAATTGCAGCGGCTTTTGCCTGCGGTGCAAATACCGGCAGCAAGGCAGCAGAGCTTAAACACGACGAAATTACCGCCATGAGGCTGGAAGCGGCGAAGAAACAGGCAGAGCTTGAAGAGTTGAACGCACTTATCAGCCTGGAGGAACGCCAGCGTATAGCTGATGAAGAAGCCGATTACCGATGGGTGCATGGCGATGCGGAGGTTAAATAAAATGCAAGTATTTAATATAGATAAAAATTTATTGAAAGCGGCGGCATACGCAGCGGCAACAGACGACCCGAGACCGATTAACGGCGTTTACCTTGATAAAGACGCAGGCAAAATAAAATCGACCGACGGATACATGTATTGCGCGATTGACTGCGAAGCTATTAAAAAAATTCCTCAAAGCATAATGATTCCAACGGACTGGATTAAATATGCAATAAAGAAAACAGATAAAGACTTTCCGTTTGTCAGCATCTTTTTTGAAGATGGAGAATTTTCAATTCTTAGCTTCAAACAAAAGCTTTTTAAGACAAGTTTTCCGAACGATAAAAGTGTTACCAACATCAACCCTGAAGATTTAAAACAGGTTGATATTAAAAACGAAAGTCTGAAACTTAATATTCGTTACATTAAGAAACTGGGCAAGATTCAAAAGGCTTTAGGTTTACAGTTCCCTATGTTCTACCCTGTTTACCTTTCAAGCAAAATCAATGAAACAGAATTTAAGGCGTTTAAGTTTGAGTTCCTGAATTGCCAAGTTTACATCATGCCGTTAAAGCCTGATACGGATTATTTATAAAGGATTCCAAAATGAACCATCAACCATACGGATTAGCTGGAAGTCTGTCGGCAAAAGTAAAAGGTTTTATTGGCTTGCCGCGCAGCCTTAACGCCGTCATGCGAAAAGTCAAAGGCTGCTATCAGGTCGGGATCATGCTCGACGGCTACAACAAGGTTACGTTCCGACCAGATAAGAAAAAACGTGCGGCGTTGCAAGACGTTCAGATTTTCAAAACCGAAAAGGCGGCGCAGGCGTATGTGGATAAGTTGCTTTCTGGGGCGTAAAGGAGGGCTGAATTATGAGGATTCGTTGTTCTTCGATTGCCGACATTATCGGCAAGCCAAAAACCAAAGGCGAAGCTATAACGGAAACCGCCAAATCGAAACTGATTGAAATGGCGAAGCGCGAATTGTTCGGCTTCGAGGCTTTTGAGGGAAACGCCTTTACCGAAAAGGGCGACCTGATGGAAGAGACAGCCGTCAAATACAGCGGTTTGGTTCGCGGCAAGGAGTACAAGAAAAACATCGAGCGGCGCGTCAACGACTGGCTGACGGGGGAATGCGATGTTTACGATTCCGACAACCGCCTGATTGTTGACACAAAGTGTTCATGGGACATCGGCACGCATCCGTTTTTCAGCGAAGAAGCGGAAAAGAAAGCCGCCAAAGCAGGCTACGACTGGCAAATGCAAGGCTATATGTGGCTGTTTGATTGCGACCGCGCCGATATTGATTTTTGGCTTCTGCCCACGCCCGAGGATTTGCTGAAACCGTGGGAAGACCGTGAGAAATACATCGAGCTTGTGGAAGACATCCCGATTGAGATGCGCATAACGACCGTAACCGTTATGCGCGATGACGAAAAAATCAAACTCATCAAAGAGCGTGTAGCAGCTTGCCAAGACTATTACGAAACACTTTTGAATCAATACAGATAAGGAATTTAAAAATGAGTATCGCACAAAACCAAGCAGTAGCCCTTGCCAAACAGTTCAATATTCAAGGCGACCCGCAAGAGTTGGTTCAAACGCTCAAAGCAACCGCCTTTAAAGGCAATGCGACAGACGCGCAATTCAATGCCCTGATGATTGTATCGACGCAATACGGCTTGAACCCATTCACAAGAGAAATTTACGCGTTTCCCGATAAAAACAACGGCATCACGCCTGTCGTGGGCGTGGACGGCTGGGCAAGAATCATCAACAGCCATCCGCAATTCGACGGCATGGAGTTTGCCGCCGACGCGGAAAGCTGCACCTGCAAAATCTACCGCAAAGATCGCAACCATCCGACAACCGTAACCGAGTATCTGGAAGAGTGCCGACGCAATACACAACCTTGGAACAGCCACCCGCGCCGTATGCTACGCCATAAGGCAATGATTCAAGCCGCACGGCTGGCGTTCGGTTTCGGCGGCATCTACGACGAGGACGAGGCGCAGCGTATCCAAACAACCGAAACGCACAAGGAGGCAAAGGCAGACCCCGAACAAGACAGGCTGGTTGCCGAAGGCGAAGCGGCGGCAAACAAAGGCATCGAAGAATACAAAAAATGGTTTTCAGAAATCGGCGCGGCAGGCCGTCTGAAGCTGGGCAGCGAAAATCACGAACGGTTTAAACAAATCGCGGCAAACACCATCGAAGCCGAAAATGTAGAAACATCAAAGCCCGCACCGACTGAAGAACAGTTCGCGGCATTGATAGAAGCGGTATCTACCGGCATGAAAGAAGTTGCCGAAGTCTTGGAAGCGTACGCGCTGACCGAAGAACAGGCGGCGGAAATCAACGCCCTGTAAGGAGTCGCCATGTTCGCAGTCTTTGGAAAATGTCGTCTCGAAGAAGAAAAACGGCGGCGGCTTGTTTACAACAAAGATGATTCGACGTGGTACGAAGACCGGCGCAAATGGAAGCGGCTGAGCAACAGTCGCTATCAAATAAGCCCTGAGTATTCAGCCATTGAGACCGCCGAAGAGTTTATCAGGCTGTCTAGCGGCAATCCCGACATCCACATTGTAGGAATCAGGCAGGCGCAGGAAGTGAATGGGCGAACCGTTTGGAAGCCTGTCAAAACAGTTTTAAAGTGAGAGATTATGAAAATTACGAAATACGAGCGATTGAGAGACATTGTTTTTACCCTTACATTTGTGCCGTTTGTGTTACCTGCCTTTGCTCTTATTATGGTATCCGCCATACTGTACGCCGCCGCTGTAACACTGCTGTACCTTTTTTGGTTGCTGTACGGCTGTACCTTTGTAACATTGTTCAGACGGTTTCTACCATACGACATCCGCGATGCTTGGTCTGAGTTTGACTTTAGCTACGAGTGGTCGGTTACGCGGGAGGTAGTGTCCGATTTGTTTTATTCGTTGTTAGAATTGTTTAAGTTGTCCTGATTACAGATGACAGGAGTGTACAAAAGGAAGTAAAAATGCAAACAGCAGCAACAAGACCGACGGCAAAACAGATGATCGACGCCAAGCGAGCGACGAAGAAATCAACGCAGCAAGAACGCGCACTGAGACGCGCCGGGACAGTCAAAAACGTTGACCGAAACCGACTATCCACCCAATCAAAAGCGCAAAAAGAGAACATCGCCGAGATGTTGTCAGGCGCAAAGGTATCAGAAGACGAAGCCCTGACGTGCAGCATCATGATGTGGCTGTCCCTGCAAGATATGCGTTACGCCTGCAATCAGGAATTAATCAACTTCGCCGAACATATCATCAGGCAGGTTCAACGTCTTAGCCTGTACTGCAACACAGACGACCCAGCGAACGAGAAAAGCGTGCTGTTTGCCTGTCGTGAAGCGTCGCAGGCCGTCGAAAAATGGACTAAGGATTTTGACAATTTAAGCCCGAATCAGCGGCAACTCGTGCTGCGTCCGCTATCAAATCTCTTCGCTGCGTATGAAGAGTTTTTGAAAGATGCGCCTGCACGACTAATAGCCGAAGTATCGACATACTCATTAGCCGTCAGAGTTTCCAAG